AAACTGAACTCATCGGGGAGGTTCTCAGCGTTCAGGTCCGCAAGGAGTTTAAACTCTTGACCCTGCGCGTAATGCAGCCGCTTGTGAATTGCACTAAATGCCTTCGATCCTTGTTCGATTAACGCAACCGTTGAGCCGACTGGGGCGTTAGGATTTACGTCACCAATGTTTAAATCTGCTGTGCTGGCAAATCTCTGGCCTGCATCGACCATGTAGCCAAGCAAGTTAAACAGGGAACCCGACGGCTCCTTAAACGGCAGTGGCATAATAGCCTTGTTCACATCATCCACAGTGCTGTCGAGGTCTACAAATTCACCGGGGCTGATCTGCATGTCGCCACCTTGAACACGGCCACGCAGCTTAAAGCCACCCTGCATATTCGAGAAGGCTGCACTGTCGAGAAGGGCGCGGAGCGATCCAGTCGCCGCCTTACCCAGTCCACCGATCATGTGGTAAAGACCGAAGCCGTAAAAACCTAGACCGGGCAGGAACTTATAGCTCACAAACCAGTCACGGCGTTTCTTCATTTCATCTTCTTCGCGCCAGTTACGGCGAACGGATACGACGTTCTGGTTTTCATAGTCGATTGTAATGACGTATGGGATTGCAACTGCGTTGTCATCGTCCTCGCCGTCATCCATATCTTCGCCATCAATGCCATCGAACAAATCGTAAACGTGCATTTCTAGCAGTGTCATTACGTCGTCATTGCTGTCGTCGTACTGATCGACACCTTCGATCTCACCTATTACATCGCCTGACGGGTCCATGCTATCGCCTGACCCATACGTTGTCGGCAGGTAGTATCCGTTCTTGACGTAGCGGTTGAAGTCATTCTTCGGCATACGAATAACGTGGGTGTAGCGTGGGCTGGTGTATAAATCTTTGCTCTCTGGGGCGACCACGAAATCTTCAGCCTTTACGAACTGGCTGCACTGGCGGTCTAGGTTAGCGTCCCACCAGACTTTCTTAAACGTGTGGCCGATCAGCGGTAGGTGAAACAGCATCTGGTCGAGGTCAGGGAAATACTCAGGCATCTCTTGGGTGATCTGGTAGTTCATAAACTCACGAACGCGGCGACCCTGCTCTTCTATTTTTTCGTCTGGAGAGCCAATGATTACAGTCTTGATTGGGCCACCTGACGGGTACAGCTCTGCGATTGCCTTGGCGTTAAACTGTGTGGCAGCTTCCGCAATCAGCGGGTGTACAACAACAGACAATCCGCGTGTGGCACGTTCGGATTCGCCTTCGTCCATGCCTCCGTCTGGGTCTAATGTTCTTAGCCCATCCTGATAACGCTCAAGCCACTCCGACCTAGCTTCGCGGTCATTCTCGTAAAAGCTGACCAGCTCACGCGCTTTTCGGGATAGCTCTTTCTCGTCGATTGTCTCTGCAAGGTTAATATCGAATTGTGCTGAATCAACTTCGTCCATCATGTCTAGCTCTGGGTCACCAACCAAAACATCGCCGTCAGGAAGCTCCTCAACCATTAAGCTGTCGTCTGGTAAGCCTTCAGCGAATGGGATAATTTTTGGATCAGCCATACATCGTCATCCTCTTGGGTTCGTTTATTTCGTCTTCTTCTGGATCGGTGCTATGTTCTAGGAACCAACCTTTTCGTAATCTTAACCACGCTTGGGTGCATGTGTCCACTATATCATCGTTTGGGTGCGCTGGAAAAGCAGCCACAATATCTATTAAATCTTTCGCCCAGCGCTTATCAGAGGGGTAGTATATTCTTCCGTCTTCTAAAAGAGCGGAGCTGGCATGCGCTCTTGCAACCTTATCACGATCTGGCGAATATGCCAATACTGGAACGCCAGCCATCCGCAAGTCTTGCAAAAGGCTTTGTCCGCTTGCCTTTTTTTCTATGAGAACAGTGTCTGCCTCCCACTCCTCATAAGCCTCCTGCGCTAGTTTTCGCAGCTCTGGATATGACGGCTTGCCCCAGTACGCTTCTAACAGCATGGCGCACATTGCTCCTTTATGGCGAAACACGCCCCAAGTAGTTCGCGCGCTAAAGCTAGAGCTTTCCTTACCCTCGAACGCGGTGTCCCATGATTGCAGCACATAATCAATTTCTGGAAGGTCACCGTCCCAAGGAACCCACCAGCTTGCCTTTAGGATACCACCACCTTTGGGGCTAGGACGTTGCTGTAGCTGCCCAGCGGCTGCGTAGGAACCAAGGCTGCGCTCTAGGGTCGATAGCTCTTTCTCTCCGAACCTGTCGGGCCACAATAACTCACCCTCCTTGGTGCGGGGGTCGGTAAAGCCAAGAGGGGAGCGCGAGGGAGTAGGGTGCCCGATCTCGTACCTTGCTGGGAGGCAAAGATGCGACCACTCATCGCCCATATCTTGCAACAAATGTCCCGTTAGGTCATCATTGTGGACTCGCTGCATGATCAGAATAAAGCTCGATGTGCGAGGGTCATTAAGACGAGTTTGCATCGCTTGGTCCCACCACTCTAGGACGCCCTCCCTAACTTTAGAGCTATCAGTATCTGTAACATTATGAGGATCGTCTATGCATATCACGTCGCCACCATCCCCAGTGAGTGCCCCTCCTACAGATGTCGAAATACGATAACCTGACTTGTCATTTTCAAACCGCTGTTTCTGATTCTGATCATCGGTTAGCTTGAACTTGTCACCAAAGTGATTTTGATACCAAGGGCTGTCGATCAAGCGCCGACACTTAGTGCCGTCTCGAATTGAAAGGGAGCTTGCATAAGATGCGTACAGAAACTTCTTACTTGGCTGTCGCGTCCAAGTCCAAGCTGGCAAGGCAACGGCCACGCTGATGGACTTGGAGTGTCTGGGAGGCACGTTAATTATTAGGTGACGGATATCGCCTTCGACTACTGCTTGGAGGTGTTCGCTGATACAATCCAGATGCCAGTTGCTTTGGTATTCCACCCCCGGTTCGATTGTACTCCACGCTGCTTTCTGAAACTCACTAAGGCTGCGTTTATACTTCTCCGCTCTCACCTGTTCTATCTTCAATCCTGTTAAATGCTTTCTCAATTGCGTCGAGTTGGTCATCGGGTATCCTCGTTAAATCTATAACGTGTTGCTGTTCAATATTTGCATGCACTTCTGATTTATCTTTTTGGTTAAGGTATTGTTTACCCAGCCAAACAAGCATTGTAGAGTTTCCCTTTTCTGCTGCCTGCCATTGCATACGCCGCAGAGACATCCTGCCTTCATCGTTGTGCCTTTTATAGAGGTCTTCAAAATTATTGTAGTCCATCTCTTTTAAACGTCTGTTTAGGGTGGTGTCTGACATCTCTAAAACGCTGCAACATTCTTCCATAGTGCATTGTATTCTGACCATGTTTAGTAGCTTCTGAAAGTCTTTATCCGTAAGGGGTTTAGACGCACCTTTAGGGCCGCGCTTTGCTACTGCTGTGCTTTCGACTTTATCTTTTGGCATTTAAATCACCGTTTTCTTGCTTAATGTATTTATAGCATAAATTCTGAATTATGATGAACTTCCTTCGAGGCGTTCATTATTCAGCTCCTCGAAGGTCTGGTCGGTATCTTCAAGCGTTGCTTTTTTGCCTGTAAATTCCTGCCAGCGTTTTACAATCACATCGCAGTATTTAGGGTCGAGTTCCATCAGTCTGGCATGACGATTTATTTTCTCACAGGCCATAAGTGAACTTCCAGAACCACCGAAAGCATCTAAAACTACATCTTCTCTTTTGCTGGAATTTTCTAAAGCTATACTGATTAATTCCACAGGTTTTTGTGTGGGGTGAACATATTTAGAAGTTGCGCCTCTACTCATTGACCAGACATCTGATTGAGCTTTGTCTCCACACCATTTTCCTTTTGTGTAAAAAATAAACTCATGCTGAAATCTATAATGTGAATTTCCAATACCAATGCTTTTTTTATCCCAGACAATGCAGTTATTAATTTCAATATCACATTCTTTTAAAGCCTGCTCGAACTCTGAATAGGTTCTCCACGTAAAGCACACATAAATTCCAGCATCATCTTTTGTGTTTTGTTTTGCTAAAAGCATAGCGTCTTTGATCATATCAATTAATTCAGAGTCTCTTTTTTTATCTCCCTTTATTACATCCCAGCCTTTTACTATCGAACCTTTTTCACTTGATCTGCCACTGCAAAAACTCATTCCATAAGGCGGGTCGGTAAAAATCATATCTGCCTTTACACCGTCCATTAATTTATCAACGGAGTCGATCAGCGTACTGTCGCCACACATAAGCCTGTGCTTGCCCATAACCCAGACGTCGCCTTCGACGGTTACTGGTATCTGCGGAACTTCTGGCACGGCGTCTTCATCGGTCAAGCCTTCTTCATCAGGCTCTGGAAACAGGTTAGCTATTTCGTCTAAGCCGAAGCCTGTCAGGGATAGGTCGAAGTCTAGGTCTTGCAGTTCTCCTAGCTCCACCTTTAGCATTTCATCGTCCCAGCCTGCGTTTAGGGCCAGCTTGTTATCGGCTATGACGTATGCTTTCTTCTGGGCGTCCGTCCATCCTTTAGCTGTCATCACTGGTATTTGTTCCAGCCCCAGCTTTTGCGCTGCGAGTAATCTACCGTGTCCAGCTATCAGGGTGCTTTCTTCGTCTATAAGAACGGGCGTTGTGAAGCCCCATTCTTTAATACTAGCGGCAATCTCAGAAACCTGTTCATCGCTATGTGTGCGGCTATTTCTGGCGTATGGGATTAATGTGTTGGTGTTTGTCAACTGCACTTGAGTTGCTGGCCAGCTTTGTGTGACTGACGTTTTGGCTTGTGCCATTCGGTTGGACCTTTCTTTTCAGTGGTTAGCTGTGATTATTTTTACAATGTAGTGCTGTTCTTTAAAAAAAGAAAGACCCACCGTTGCAGTGCGAAACCTAGCCGGGTGGGTCTAGTTAATGATGAGGTCACAGGCATGACCTAATCGAGCAGTATCTTTGGGCTATCACATGGCCAGCATTATTACAACAAATGCGAAGACTAAGACAGCGAAGGCTATGGCTCCAGCTATTTCTTTGCCCACCATTAGCACTGATGCGTGTGGTTTATCTGGATGGATTGTGAGGTGGCCTCTTAGATTGATTGCGACCCACTCGCCTAACTGGCAGGGCAGTTCGCCTTCTTGTGTGTAGACGAACAGGTTTTGATTACCCAGTCTTTTGCCTGAGTTCTCCTGCACCCAGTCGGGCATATCTTGATCGAAGCCTTTAAACTTCCATGATTTAATTATCATGTTTTATCCTCTTCAAATATTGAGTTACCTAACTCCAGTGGCAGCTCGACTGTTGATATTCTAAAATTACAAAATCCGCATGTTCTTCTTCTTCTAATTGTGAGGAAGCCATAATTCGTATGCTCTCTTGAGTTTGTGGTTTTTAATCTTTTTTTGCAGTCGGGGCAGTGTGATACGGCTAGGGTCATTTCATGGACTCCTTCATCTGCATGACGGCGCTTAAAGGATTAGTTGGCTGATATGCAAACCACCTTTTCAATCGCTTGGCCGCTTCTAAACGATTGAGGTTGGCATCTTTATCCTCGAAATATTCAAGATAGCGTTCACCCTCAAGGTGTTCGACCATATGATCAATCGCAACTTGCAACACGTTCATCTCTAGGTCTGAGACATTTAATGCCTTTAATGGATTGTTCATGCTGCTGCCTTTCTTTCTGAAGCCATATGTATTTTGTAAACCTTTACAGCCTCAGTAGTTTTATTGTCTTGAGCTAAAGGAGACACCTCAACAAACTTAATAAGTTCATCCATTGTCATTCCAAAAAATTCACACCGTTTTTTAAGAACAGTAATTGCACCTTTGATTTTCATGCTGCTGCCTTTCTAAAAGGTAAACTTGGCACACCTACTGCGCCAAGGTCTTGTATTTTTCTCCACCAGTAATCTTGGGAGTCTTGTGTTTCAGCCCACTCCATACGTCTAAAGCAGTATGATAGCTGGCGGGATAGTTGGTTGCGGGTCATGCTCCCACCTCATTCAAAAGTTCTTTTCCTTCTTCGACCCAGCGATCTAGCGAGAGATCGTTAAGGCGCATTGTGTAGACACTACGTTCATCAAACTCACGATCTGATTTATCATAAACAAAATAGAAGTAGCCTTTGCCAGCGTGAAGACTGAGGTGTGGGTTGCCGATTTTTTTTATGATTTGGTTGCGGGTCATTATGCTGCTTCCCATTCTTTAAGTAGGTGAGATGCTACTTCATCTTCGCTATAAATAAAGTTACCAAACTGTCCGCTAAAGCTATAGTTAGCGTTTATCTTCTTGGCTTTGTTTTGGGCCAAGCGGCGTGTGTCTGCCTTTACAGCGCATGATATGTAAAGTCTGCGCTCTGGGTAGTCTCCATGCCCATGCTCTGGTGTGTTGCTATTTTTGTAAGTTGTTGATGTGATGTAATACATTTTAGTAATGTGCGGCTCTGCAACTTTCTTTGGCGCTTTAACTTTAACTGCTGTCCATTCGCTACCTTGGCCGCGAACCTGATTGCCCCATACGTTTGCTGCTTCGAGGCAGGCTCCGCGCTGTGTTCCAGCTTGAAATGTACCAGTTAGCTCTGTGGCTAGGTGCGTTACTTTAAAAAATGCCATTCTGTAATCCTTTCTGATTCTCTTTATAGATACATCATATGGTATGTAGCATAGAGAGTAAACTCACATAATAATTTTATTATCCTTTAATCCCAGGATGTTAAGCTGCCTCTGCTTCGAGAGTTGCCTTAACTTTATTGACCTGTTCAGTGGTCAGGCGGATTGCCAGCATTTCGGCCATTACGGTTGCTTTATTTGACAGCTCATCGTTTGGCGCTTCTACGGCCATGCGAAGTGCCAGCGTAAATGCTTCAAGATTATTGGTTGGCATTTTATAGTTTTCCATTTGGTAGTCCCTTTCTAAGTTTATATTAGGTAGACGTATGAACCGTCGAAAACATTCCCATTTTTTTTAATTAAAATTTGCCAGCGCGAATGTTTGCTACGCGCTCTTCGTTATCGAAGTAGTTGACTTCCAGTACTTCGACACCAGCTTTTTTGATTGCAGCGATGTAAGACTTGGCTTCTTCGATTGTGCCTTCGCAGCCAGCGAAAGATTTGTGCGGGGTTTTAACTTCGTAGCGTGTCATACTAAAACCCCATCCCAATCAGACGATACTGTAGCGTAACTTGATTTAATAAGACCACGAAGATAGCCACGCTGAAACGGGTTGTCAGGCGGGTCATAGTCAAAAGATGTGATAGCCTGATCTACGTCAAAGTTAGGCTCATCAACTTCATTTGTAGCCGCCTCACGGCCCCTGTGATATTCTTGTAAATTATCCATTACGCGGCCTCCTTAAATTCTTGTGTGCTATCATCAGCAATTTTATTTATAGTGGCGGTTCTAAAACTACGCGCCTCGTTGTATGCGCCTGCACCTTGAAAGAGACGCTCACGGAAATCATTGGCTTTGTAGTCACGCAAATCAGCATGGTATCTAACAAGCCAGCCGTCGTAATACTTCTTTACACTGGTTTGAAAACGTAAAGTTTTAACTTCCATATTGCGCCAATTAAGTAATGGATTGTGGGTCATGCCCCCACCTCATTCAAAAGTTCTTTGCCTTCCTCGACCCAGCGATCTAGCGAGAGATCGTTAAGGTGCATTGTGTAGACACTACGTTCATCAAAGGTATCTGGTTTATCAAAGACAAAATAGAAGTAGCCTTTGCCAGCGTGAAGACTGAGGTGTGGGTTGCCGATTTTTTTTATGATTTGTTTACGGGTCATTTTTGATGATTTAACAGGAGCAGCTTGAGCTTTTAGAATTTTCCCCTCGAAGCCCATAGAGCTAAACCAACCCTCTAAGACTTGCTCACATTGATGCTTGGCATCATCTGTAGAATTTTTGTCGTGTATTTTTTTATTGTAATCTTCACCGTAACATTCAGCAAATGATTTTGTATCAACATCGATTGTTATATCTATCTTAATTTTCATTTCGTATTCCTTTCTAAAAATTAATTATTTTTTTGCTTCCCACTCTGTAAGCAGGTGACCTCCAGCCAGTTCATCTTTTGTAAAGATAAAGTTAC